TGCCACGGCCACCGATGGCGACGAGTGGCACGCTGACGGCAACCACGGTGACATACGCTCTTGACCCTGGCAGCTCAGGGACGGCCACGCCGACGACGGCAACGCTTTCGGCGTCAAGCTATCGTGTCGATAGGGATGCCACACCTGGCCGCATCCGCACCGTCTACAACGGCACCTGGCCTAGCCACCTGACTGATCCCAACGCCGTGACAGTGACGTGGTGGGCTGGCTACGGTGCTGCGGGTTCTGATGTGCCACAGACTATTCGGCACGCCATGCTGATGCTGATAGGACATATGTACGAGCAGCGTCTTGCTGTGATTACTGGCTCTATTAGCAAAGAAATAGAGTACGGCGTCAAGGCTCTGCTCGACACGTGCAAGTGGGGTTCCTACGCATGATTCGGCCAGGTGAGATGCGTGAGCGTGTCACAATACAAACTGCGACAGCAACTCACAACGCGATCGGTGAAACGACGCTGACATGGTCTGATACCACAACAATCTGGGCGAGTGTCAATGGTGTGTCCGCACGCGAAGCACTTGAGTACGGGCAGCAATCAGTGACGGTGAGTCATCGTGTGCGATTCCGCTATGTCGCAACGCTAACGCAGAACAACCGATTCAAGTGGCGTGACAGGATTCTCGATATCGTGAGCCTGCTTGAGTACGACAACCGCAGCGAACACGTTGCCCTTTGTGACGAGCAGGTGCAGTGATGCCAGAGATCGGATACGAAGATGGCTACTTCGGCGTCAAAGTCGCCTACCCAGAACTAAAGAATCTCGCTCTTGAACTTCAGCAGTTCGGCCCTCAGATTACTCGCAAATACCTCAAGGCTGCACTCAATAAGGCTGCACCGCCAGCATTGGCCGCACTAAGGCAGACGACGCCAAAGGGGCCGACAGGCAACCTCAGAAGAGCCATCACCAAGAAAGCCATCGTGTATGACGAAACTGGCAATGGCGTGCTGCTTGTCGGTTACACACTTGCAGGCCAAGGCGGAACGATACCGACAGGCGGCAAGGTTCAGAAGGGCAGAGACCGGGCGTTCCATGCGGGCCTGATTGAGTTCGGGACTGCGAAGCGAAGCACGAATAATCGCGGCACTCTTCCGTATCAGCGAAAGGCATATTCACGCCGCACTAAGTCGGGCGGATATGCTGCTGTAGCAGCACATGTAGTTAGCGGAAGTAGAAGCGGTGTTGCTTCGAGTTTTGGAACGCTAGGTGCCTACAAGATGAAAGGCAAAGGCAATCGCGTTCAGACGAATCCTAAATACCCAAAAGCGTTTTTCAAGAGAGCACCAAAGGGGCAGGCAGTCAACCTTGGCAGTGGTCCTGCTATCGCTCCGATTGCCAGGGCTTTCAGACAGTCTGCCGGTTCCATGAAGTCAGGCCTGTCAAATTATCTGTCCAAGGCTGTTGAGAACGCAGGTAAAGAAGTCGCCTACAGGATGCAGAAGGGGATTTGATGTTCCGCTCTCCAGAGTCTGTGCTGTGGAACCGGCTAATCAGCGATGCGTCGGTGACGCAGTATGTCGGCCACAAAATCTATCCGCATATCGCACAGGCAAGCGACGAGTTTCCGTTCATCGTCTGGAGCCGTAGCAATATCTCCAGAGAACTAGCATTGTCTGGGCCGATGGGGGTGCCGACTGTTTCGATCACCTACGAAATTTATGCCGCCACTTACTTCACGGTGCGAAAAATCGCTGACGCCGTAAGGCGAAGTCTGGATGGGTACTCAGGTTCTTTTGAAAATACAAAGGTGAGCATCGCGCGGCTCGCAGGAGAAAGCGACGACACCGTGGCCCTGGAGGGTTCTGAGGTGCCAGTCGCATACTCAGTCACATTGGACTTCGAAGTTCTCTGGCAGGAGATTTAAAGCATGGCATACGCAACGCCACACGATACGCCTACGTCTGTGGTTTACAAGGGGTCGACGTTTTCAGTCACGAGCGTCACCATTAACTACTCCGAAGATGCTGTGATTGATGTCACGCATCTAGGTATCGCGAAAGACAACTACTTCAAGACACAGAAGGCACCGCTAAAGGGCGGCCCTGATGGCAGCACTGGCATCGAGGTTTCGTTCGACTATCTCGGAAAGAGTTCTGTCGCCCCAGGAAGTTCCGGTTCATTTACTGTGACTGGTCTTTTCTCTGGTGCTACTGCGACTTGCAGTGCCTCCAACATCAATGCTGTAATGAATGACATCTATAGGGGAAGTGCGACTGTTCGCGTTGAGGTGTAGCCTTGGCAATCGAATCAGTAAGCATCACCGCAACGTGGAACGGCGTGGACTTCAAAGAAGTTCGTGACCTGTCTTGGAACTATGGTGGCGCACGCACGGGGCGGGATACGGAGTGGCTTGCAGATCAAGGCTCCGTGTCCCTGACTTGCCTGGGCACGACAAACACGAATATCTCTAACTTCGGCAAGCGAGAGTTGCTGGAGATTTCCGGTGGTGGCGTCGGACTTTCGACGTATGCTGTTTGGGAATCCGTTGCGTACACCCCTCAACTCAATGGGGTGACGCAGTACACGGTGACACTCAAGATTGTCGATAACTAGGAGAAGCCAGATGGCTCTGACCAAAGAACAGATTCTCGCAGCCGACGACATGGGTCTGAAGGAAGTGGAAGTTCCTGAGTGGGGTGGCAGCGTGTTTCTCCGCGTGATGTCTGTCGGTGAGCGTGACAGTTACGAGAACGATTGGATGGTCAACAAAAACACCGGAGTCGACAACTTTCGCAGCAAGTTCCTTCAGCGTGTGATCTGCGATGAGAAGGGAAAACTGCTTTTCACTTCCGAGGAAATCAACCTACTGGCTACGAAGTCTGCTCGCGTGATTACTCGCGTTTGGGAAGCAGCGATGAAGCATAACGCGATCACCGATAGCGACGTAGAAGAACTCGCAAAAAACTGAACATGCGGCCCGCCAGAGTCTTCCTCTTCCGGCTGGCCGCGCAACTCGGCATGACGGTGGCTCAACTATGCCAGACAATGGACAGCAGAGAGTTGAGCGAGTGGATGGCGATTCATCGCTACTACATGCCGCTGCAAGATTCCTGGCATCAGACAGGCGTCTTGGCGTCGGCGGTCCTGGCACCGTACTGCGGCAAATCGAGACAGCCGAAGCCTATCGACTTCGTGCCAATCGAGAAGGCACCGCAGAGCAATGCGCAGATAGCCGAGGCGTTCAGGCAACTCGCAGAACAGTTGAGGGCTAACAAAGATGGCTAATGCCGTTGGCCTCAACATGAAGTTCACCGCCGATACAGGCGGCATCAAAACCGGCACGAAAGAAGTCGGCAAACTTCTTAACAGCCTTGGTTCTTCAATCAGCAAGGCTTCCGGCAGTTTGTCCGAACTTGGGGCAAGCAACGCGGCAGCAGCGACGGCACAGCAGCAACTCGCTACCGATGTTGCCTTCCTTGGCTCAGCACTCCGTACGGGTCAAGTCACCGCCGAGCAGTTCAAGGCCGAGATGGATGCCTTGTCTAAGGCCGCGACAGATCAGGCAGCGGCATTTAAGCGTGGCGAGGCAGTCATTCGCGCAAACATGACAGCCGAGGAAAGACATGCCCAGCAACTGGAAGAACTTGAAAGCCTGCTGCGGCAAGGTGCGATTGACACAAACCAGTTTAAGCGAGCCCAGGATCGCTTGGCTAGCCAGTTTAATGAGGTCGACAAAGAAGGCAGTCAGACCAATAGCATGCTGAAGAAGATGGCTGGCAACCTTCGCATCCTCACTGCTATTGAGATCGGGCGAGTTCTTGCCGACGCTTTCCGCTCAGTGGCGTCAGCGATTGGCGGCATGGTTTCCAACGTCACGCAGAGCGTTGGGGAGCTAACGCGACTTGCGTCTGTAGCGAATACATCTGTGACGCAGTTTCAGGGTCTCGCCACAGCGGCTGCAACCGTAGGCATCGAGCAGGATAAGTTTGCCGACATCCTCAAAGATGTTGGCGACCGCGTTGGCGATTTCCTGCAGACCGGCGGCGGGCCGATGGCCGACTTCTTTGAGAACATCGCGCCGAAGGTTGGCGTGACTGCAGAGCAGTTCAAAAATCTTTCCGGCCCAGATGCGCTGCAGTTATATGTCGACAGCCTTGAGAAGGCTGGACTGTCACAAGCGGAGATGACGTTCTACCTGGAGGCTATGTCGTCAGATTTGACTGCCTTGCAGCCGTTGCTGGCTCAAGGCGGTGCAGGTATGGATGCACTTGCAGAGCGTGCCGAGCGGCTGGGAATCGTGTTGTCTGAGGATCAGACTTCAGCCATCAAGGAGATGAACGGGGCACTAGGCCTTGTATACGACACCTTTGAGGGAATCATCGGACAGGTAACAGCAAACCTGGCACCGATTGTCACTCAGATTTCAGAAGAGTTTCTGTCGTTTGTTGAGTCTTTCCAGGGTTTTGGAGGCGGCGGTGGAAGCGGCATTGCAGACGCGTTGACCCAAGGGCTTCTGGATTTTGCTGACTTCATGGCCGACATCTTTGATTCTGCGATTGAGCAGTTGCTTTCGTTTGGCGCAACGATGGAAGGCGTTTCCGCGATATTCAATGTAGTCGCCAATACATTTGTGG